ACTAAACCTACATTTTCTGAAAGCTCAGAATTTGTTTTCCAATCAACATAATCATTTGCTTCTAAATCTGTTATAGCTCCAATATTATCTTGACTATCAACAATAACACCAGCAAGAGCTGTAGATACAACAAATTTATTTTCGTGTTCTGGATCAGAAGCAATAATGATTGTTAAAGCATTGCCTCTTGTCCCTGCATATTTTGCTGTAGCATAAGTATTACTTGCTTTTACTCCACCTGTATCTAGACGATAGAGATAAAGAGTTGTTGCGTTTTTGAATATCTCTCTAATCTTTACCATCTCATCAGCTGAACTGGCATAGCCCAAAATAGGTTTTAAATTGTCCAAATCTTCTACTTCTATTTTTGTTACTCCACTTTTTCCCCAAGTCAGAGAATCTCCCAAGAAAACAACACCTCTATCAGAGAGGACAGCACTTGCTTTTTTAGCTGAGCTAAAATTCACATAAGTACCTGGCATTTTCTTTGTATAAGTTGTGAAATATCCACCGCCAAAAGCCATTTTTTAAAACTCCTTATTATAATAATTTTGAATCAATGAATCGACATCTTCAAGAGTATAAAACTCATCATCTTTTAAAAGAGCGTTCAATAAATCTCTTTTATCTCGATATTTACTTACACGCAAAAGCATTTCTTTACTATAAAGCATTTTGATTAATCCTTTAACTTTGTATTTTGTTCTAATTTTTGAATCATTTGTTTTTGAGATTCTTGTTTTGTTATTCTAATTTTGTAAGAGATAGTAAAAGTAAATGGAATAAATTTTGCATCTGCTGAGGAATTGATACAACGAACAGGAAAATCACCTACTTTGATCCACTCCAAAACATCAAATAAACTTTCTGAAATCTCTTCATCATTAAAAGAACCATCTAATGGAGGAAAGTAATCTATATCAAAAGTATAAATTCTGAAATAACACTTTCCAAAATCTTGAATCTCTTTTGTCTCTTTCCACGATACAAAAAAACAAGGAGCTTGAACTCCTTGTTCTGTAGGTGAAGAATAAATCTCAAAATTTTCAAAAGCTGTATGCAATTTTTTTATTATTGCATTCTTAACATCTGTTAGAATCATAATTCTGTTAGAAACCTTATCATATATCTGCGTAATAATTCTTGAAAAACAGGATTCGTCTTTTCAATAGCCTTTTCCATAAATTTCTGACCATTATAATAACCTCGTGTCTTTCCACCTGCTACTATTCTATGCCCATAATTTACATAATATGGATAAGGAGCTGATTTCCTTGATTTAGCTGTATTAAATAAATGGTATTTTCTATCTTGCCTTACTTCAGCATACCAACTCCGCCTTAATTTACCAGTAGCAACAGGACTATCAGTAATTACTTGAGCCCTGTATTGTTCATAAAGTCGATAGATACCTTTTATAAAATCCTCACGCTTTTCTGGGAAACGCTCTAATTTTGCTTTCAATTCTTCTAATTGTGTTAAATCGAATTGCATTTTAGCTAAAATCCTTGTCTAATTCAAGATTTATTTCTTGATGGAATCTATAGACAGCAGAAACGCCTGCATATCTATATTTAAATTCTCTGTTTTGAAAATTTACAACAACTCTTGCTCCATCAGGGACTGTATATTCTGGTGATAAGAATAATTTGACACTTCCTGAAGGAGTTGTTTTTACTCTGTCCTTAATAGCATTTGGATTAGAAGAGAAAGAAATTCTACAAGGGATATTTGAATATAAAACAGTATCTGCAAAGACTGTTTCACCTGTTTCCAATGTTGTTTTTGTCTTTGCTGATATAGTACAAGTCATTGTATATAACTTTTCTATTGATTCTTTAAATCCCATAATATCACCAAACTAACTTCCTGTATTTTATCAATTCTGAATTATGACCATTTAACAAATTCTCTATAAGATTTTTTGTCTTGTCTTCTTGAGATGTTACACCATAAGTAACAGTAACATCACCTTCAGTAATTGATTTTTCAACTCCAACAGATAAATCTATATCGCTTATATTATTTAACAATAAGCCGTCCTGCAGAAAATAACCACAGGCTATATCACACCATACATAATATAAAGCCTGTGGTATTTCATTTATATTGCAAAATGATTTTATATAACTTTCTGCACGATTCTTAGAGAAATTTAATTCAGTACCTGTTGGAATTGTTGTAAATCCCAATGCTTGGAGTCTTTGTTGAATTAATTCCACTATATCCATAATTATATTTTGTGCTTAAAGGCAACCATTCTAATCTGTTTTGCTTCGTAAACTCTTGACCAGTTTGTACTTGTTGCAAGTTCTGTTCTTGATGGACCTTCAGAGTTTGTCATTGCAGTTCCTGTGAATTTAATACCTCTTGGATGGAGAATGTATGTTTTTCTGTTGATCAAGTAATCAACACCAGAACCTTTCTTTTTATCTCTGTCAACTTCAACAGGGACAAAGCCTTCTGGATTTCCATTTCCAAGAGCTAAAGCACCTTCTCCAAATAGATAAGTTGTATAGACTCCATCAGCTACTGGGCAACCGTCATCTATGATAACTCTTTTGCCTTGGTAGGTATTGAAGGCTGTATCGTTTGCAGGTTGTACTGTCTGGATCAACTGTTGTTTTCTAAGTGCTGCTTCAACTGCTGAGTGCATACATACTGCTTTGAGTTGTGCTTTTGCATCTCCCAAAAGTTGCTGTGCATCTATAAATGCACTTGCACTCCATTTAGCAGCATTTCCTGTTTCTGCTGAAATATCAAGTACATGTCCTGCCATAGAAGCATCAGAAGCAGAGAATACACCAGCAAGAATTGCCAAAAGCTCTTTTTGCATATCTCTTGCCCAAAATTTAGCAACAAGAGAGGCTATAGCACCCATTGGGTCTTTTCCGCTCATTGCTGCTGAAAGGTCTGTTGCTCCCCACATTGCTGCTCTTCTAATTATAGGAGCAACATCTTTCTTGGTTGTGATATTTTTTGCTGTCAAATCAGCGTCTTCAATTACCTGTTCTGAAGCTCCTGTCAAATCTTCATAGAATGGCATTTGAATTGTACTTGCTGCCTGACTTGCCAAACGGTCAAATTCTGGATTATTTGAAATTATACCACTTTGAACTAAAGCAGATAATTCCATTGTCTGTTTTACTACATAGGGCTGAAATACTTCAGGGACAATAATGTTTGAAAGTTTTGTTACTGCCATTATCTTATTCTCCTATTAAAATAAATTTAGCCCTGCAGTATTTGCAAGGGCTTTTGCTTGTGAAGGATTGTCATTATATATTTTTCCTAACTCTGTTAGGTTGAAATTGTCTTTGCTAAAATGTGTTTCGATTATATCGCTTGATGAAGATTCAGGAACATAGGATTTAGTTTTTGGAGTTGCTGTAGTTGTACTTCCAAATAAATAATCCTCTGAAGTTTGAAGGGCTTTAATTTCTTTATCAAGTCCTTTTAGCTTTCCCTTGTCATCTAATTCAGCTTTCTCTAAATACTCTGATAATAAAGCCTTTACAGCTTTGTTATTTTTAGAACCTGCTTTTGTGAGTGCAAGCTCAACCTGCGAATCAATATTCAATTTCTTTAGGTCTTGACTGTACTTTTCAGCATTTGCTTTGCCTTCAGCTTTTAGCTTTGTTATCTCATTGTCTTTTTCTTCAATAGCTTTGGAATGTTCTTTTTCTCGCTTTGAATACAGAGAAATTATCTTATCAGTTTGTTCTTCTGTAAGACCAATCTTTAATAAAGTTTCTTTATCCATAATATCTCCTTTTTAAATTGGATATGGTGGAACAGTTATTTTAGGAGTAATTAATCCTGCATTGTTTATCTTATTTGTAAAGCTCGTTATCTTTGAACTTGCTTCACCAACAAGACCGCTTATGTAAGTTTGTATTTGACTTGCATAGTCAATGCTTGTTAGCTTGTCTATGTTGCGAGTAAATAAGTATTTCAGCTCATTTACTTTTGAAGTTCCTATTGATTTTAAATCAGGTAATTCAGGCTTTGTTAGCTTCATAGCTTTTCACTTCCTTATTTTTTCCCATACTCTTTGTTAAAATCTTCTTTGTATTTGTCAAAGTCTTTATCTAAATTACAATCCTGTAAAAGCATAAAATTGACAATCTCATCATCTTCTTTACAAACAACTAATACATCATTTTTATCTTTCATTTTGCCAATAATTTCCATTGTTTGTATTTTGTTTTTCTTTTTTTTCATTTAATTATTCCCTCTCGATGTATTATCACCATTTGAAAAAATCTCTAAAATAAAAAAGAGCCTTTCAGCTCATTTATGGTCGTTTCCACCAACCTTGTTGTTTTAGTGAATATTTTTTAGGATTATACATATTAAAAAACAAACTTTTCTTTTTTAAGAGTTTTTGTAGTTCTTCAATCAATTCTTTTTGATTAGCTGGGTCTTTAGGAAAATATTCAAGCTCTGTAAAACCACTATTCTCTATTACTTTTAAATTTAAAAATTCTCCATCGACTTGTAAATTAAAATCCATTGTAAAGTCAATAATTTTTACTTGCATAAATTCTCCAAAATAAAAAAGAGCCTTTCAGCTCTTTTGGGTATGTGTAGTATTATTTATCCTCTGATTTGTAAATTATTTCTTCTTTTTCATTTATGTAACCGTGTTGAATTAAAAAATTTTTCCATAATTTAGCTTGTTGTCTAAAATTAGGAGCATAAAAAGAAGGTCTTATAAAATCAGAAAAAAAATCAAACATTTGGTTAGGAAAATTCTTCTTTATATATTTAAATATATGCAACATTCTTTCTTCTGTTAAAGGAGGAGGTTGATAATCCAAAATTTTATCATCAATATCCATATCTATAAATTCTCCTCGGTTTTTCATAATAAATTCTTTGAAAAACTAAATTATATTTTTTATAAATTCTATTATACATATCATCTCTATCTACACCTTCAAGAACAACATTTTTTATTTCTTTTGTTATTTTATCTGCTTTTTGTTCAGTCATATTCCAATCTGGTTTATAATATTTATAAATAGTTCCATTATTTCCTAAAATAATAGCCACAGAATAATCATATACTAACATACTTAAAAAATCTTTTGGACTTGGAGGTCCTCCATTTGGGTGATTATGAATAACTATAAATGGAGTATGATTACGATTTAAATTTATCATATCTTTTTTCTGTTGATAAGTAAAATCAACTGAAAGTTCATCTGTTGAATTTATATTAGCTGAATACATTTTTCCTGTTGTATCCATTATAAAAAGTTTTTCAAATTTATCTTCTTTTACTACACCTGCGTATTTATAATATATACTTTCTTGTGAAGTATAAGATTGAGGATTAAATATTGCACGAGATAAATTCAAAATCTCATTATTTAAATTTTGATTATCTATAAATAATTGATTACAATCTTCTTCATATTTTGGAGAATTAATTTTTAATCTATCAATTCGATAAGGAGTTTTAACAGGATTAGGATAATTTGGAAAATATTCTTGCAATTTACCAACATTAATATTATTCTCTATGTTTGCCTTTATTTCCTCTGCCAATTCTTTTGGTATATCTTTATTATTTTCTACTCGCTCAATAAGAGTGTTATTTTTCTCAGCTCTCTTATTTACTCTCTCTTCATAAGCCTTGGAATCAAATTCGCTTGTTTTTGATTCTAAAGGGGTATCAAAATACTGATTATCAACATTTTTATTTTCAAGTTTGATTTCATAGCCATTCGGAGTTTCTGTTTGTACTTGCTCCTGTTTAATCGCCTCTGTGTTCTCTTTACCCTCTACATACTTTGCTTTCCATTGCTTGTAATTCATATCAGGCGGTATTTCGTCATATTCACCTGTTTTTGGATTCTTTGCTCTTCTTGATGTCAAAAAGTCTTCATCAATGACAGGAGCTGTCGTACTTCTACAAAATGGGTGCATTGGAGGAGCATTTACTCCAACCTGTCTATCCTTTTCAAGAAATACCTTGTTATCCAATTCTTGGCAGATGTCAGAGGTTTTCATATCCAACACTGCTAAATATCTATATTTTTCAACTCCAAAATCCTCACAGCACTCTTGCTCACTCAATGAATCAAAATAAGCAGATTCTGTTTCAATTAGTCGCCTTGTATTAAATTCTGCCTTCTTTTCATCTTTTGAAAGAGCTTGGATCATATCAGTATCAGAATCACCACGAATGACAGATTCTGACAAATTCTTTTGCAAATTATTTACAAGCTGTGTTCTATCTTTCCAAATTCTTTGAGAGAAATTCTTACCATCTGAAGCCCAAGGAGTTCTTAATATATTTTCCAGCTTTCGCTCATCATATGGAACTTCCATTTTCTCACCAATGCCGATTCCCTTTTGAAGTTCAAAAGCTGTGTTTAGGTAATTCTCATTTAGAGATTCTTTAAAGTGATTTCTTGTTTTGCTATCAATATTTTTATAGAGCTTATCCACATGGTGTTCAAGCTGTAATTTCATTCCATCTAAATATGATAAATGCCAATTAGCTGAAGCATTCATCACATTTGCTGAAGTAACACCTGAGAGTAAATCTGCTTTTGCGTGTTGCTCGTACTCTTCTAATGTCCACTGGAATTCTTTTCTGTCTTTCCTGCTCATTAGCTTTTTGGCATCAGCCATTGAAATTCCATTTGCTGTAGCAACCTTCTTATGCCAAACAGTTATATCATCATCTATTTCTTTTTGCATTCTTGCGTGAAGTTCTTCCAATTCGTGAGCGAATGAATCAGCTCTCTTTAGTTGACTTCTTTGTAATTCTACAAAGCGACCTTCCCAATATTCTTTACTTCTCATTGTCTATATTCTCTTCAGGTGTTTTTTGAGGATTTCCGAAATAATCATTTATAGCTTGTTCTTGTTGTGATTGCTCTTCTTTTTCTATCTTCTTTAACTCTTCCTCAACATTCGTAACATAAGGATGTTGAGCTACTAAAGTTTCTTTTGAAAGAATACCAACACTATTTTTAATATCTGCTATAACCTGTGATTCCATTACAACAGTATCTCTATCAACAATAACTTCAAGTGGAGAGTTACTGCCTCTACTCTTCCATAAATTAAAAAATTCCAAGACCTCTTCAAATGAGGCTTGGAATTCTGTTTCTATTTCGTTTGAATCTAAATCAATATCGTTGTAAATA